ATTCGAATCATTCACACACACAGCCGTCGAGACGGTATGGAGAAGCGGGCATGTGTTCCGTAAAGTTCACTGTCCGGGGTGGTTGTTTTTCGGCCCTATCCTTGTCAGGGGGTTGCGGTCACCGTAGCTGGGGGGCCCAGTAGGAAACCGAAGGAGAATGACTCTCCGATCTGCCGGTAGGTCCCTGTCATGGCTGGTTCGGTCTCTGCGGTTGTAGTGAGATCGGTTCCACCGTTAAAGGGGATTCTATCGTAGACTCCACCTGTCGTGCCGGCGTTGTTGGGGACGCCTAGAGCAGTAGGAATAGCTGGCCACGGCTGGTAGAAGGGCACCTCAATTTCTGCGAGCGGTTCAAGGTTATTGTTGAACCAGACTTGGGGCTCTCCCGATTCAGGAGTGGTTGTGTCGTTGTAGGCTGCGGGCCGAAGGGAGTAGCCTACTGTGTGGGGGGTGTCCACAGGGAAACGTTTCAGAACCCTGACCGATCCTGAGTAGAACCGGTACAGGGACCCAATGTAAGACCACATGTCAGGTTGATTGACAAGGTCAAACAGAGGGCCAATACCACCAGTGCTGTTGGTTAGGTAGTTGACGTTTCGGTGGACGGTGTTTGCGACGGGTGAATACGCGTTAGGGTTCGGATTGAAGGTAATGTACCTCTTCATCAGTTGCCTGAGACTGAGGAACGCTTCACCGATCGCAATCTTGTTGGGGTCGAACTCCGGGCACGGGACAGAGGGGTAGATGGAGTCACCACTCTGAGCGTTCATGGAGGCGGGGGCGGTCGGAAGGTCATTGGCCATGGACAGAGGATGTTGCTGGGGCGACAGCTCTGGGTAAGCCAGTTGGAAGTCCGGTCCAGCACTCACAAAGACCAGGGTCTCAATTTCGCTCGCGGCAGTAGTGGGAGCACGCAGCGAGTTGATAACCTGGACATAGATCATGCCTTGGGGTTCGTTGTAGCAGAGGTCGGTCGGGGTCGAACTGACGGAGCCATTAGTCGGTTTCCATGGAGCGTTCCAGGTGTAAGGAACGGAGAACCGAATATCAGTTGTCTGACGAATGTCATACACTTTCGAGTAGACTTTGTTGACGTCGACGGTGGCGGGGTCAGTGGAGAGGTTCGCACCAGGAACCCAGAGGATCCTGATTCTGCCGGAGTGGAAGGGCGTCTTGACAAGGTACAGATCGTAAACGATCTCGCCTCGCCAGAACCGGGCGAGACCACACAGGTACGAGAGGTAGTTGTTGAACCTCACGACATAGTTGGTGGTCGAAGTCACTGCACGCTTGTTGCAGGACGTCGGGTCGACTGGCCACTTCCAGATGAAACTGTTCTGTGGATTGGTAGAGTTCCACGTGAACACATCGGTGAAGATGGGGCGTTTGGCGATGGTTTGAATGGCCATTTCGTCCTCAGTGGTGTTGAACACCTCCGTTGGAATGTCCGTCACATTCTGGTAGTCGAGAGCCAGGACCTTTGCCTTGGAGTCGCCTTGGTAGTTCGCGGTGTTGCGTACCAGGCTAGGCATGTAGAGTGAAGTGTACTCTGGGTCACTGGGCTTCGACCACCCGTACAGATGGGCAATCTTTCCGGCGGCGCCGAAGACTACCGCGGCTGGGGCAGCTACCCATTGTAGGCCTGGCACAAGAGCAAGTCCTGCAGAGACCATGGATAGACAAGTGGAAGCAAGTTCCACTGGGCCGCGGCGCTTACGCTCCGTTTTGATGGGAGCCGTAGCTGTGTCCATTGCGTCCTCCGACACTTCTGAGATGTCAGTAGTCGTGTCTTCTCCCGCCTGCGAATTGTAGGCTGTGAATGGGAGAGTGGGAAGACCAGTTGGCATGGTGAAGTCGATGTTCTCAGCCCAGATCCAGACTGTTCCGTCAACATCAGCCGACCCTGTGAGGGGTGACATAACGTCGACAGCGAACCTGCCTAGGGTTCCGAACCGGTTGATGAGATCGAAATGTGAGAGGATGTTGTTGTAGGGGATTCTCAGTTGGAAAGAGGAGGCGTCCCCACACCTGTACTTGACGTTAGGGTACCCAGTCACACCCCCAAGGTAGCCGGCGCTCGACGGAACAAAGGTGAGTTGTCCGTAGATCGGTTGAAACCAGGCAATGAGTGCTCCAGCGTTGAAGGGCTGGGCGTTCACCTGGACCTCGATGACGAAATCGCAGCGGAAGTAGCGAAATCCTCTGAGCTTTTCGGCGACCATGGGGATCGTTAGGTACTGCTTCGGCAGGTTGAAAGCAAAGAGCTCTCCAAGAGAGCCAGAACTGGCAAGCCAGTCAAAAGACCCGATTTGAATGGGCCTTGACAGAAATCCGGAGATCTCATTGGCGAGTTTGTCCTGGGCACCCCGGAGATAAGATGAGAGGGCTCTAGTTGGAACAGAGCGAGCTCCCACCTCAATTTCTCCGTCATTCTCAAAAGTGGTGGTCTGGTGTTGCTGCACTGCATCAGTGCCAGCAAACGAAGGCCCGGACTCGTTGGTAGACGAGCCCATTGAAGCGTAGACTGCGGTAGGGCCTACTCCCGTAATCGCTTCAAAGATGTTGCTAGTGAGTCGTTTGGCAGATCCAGGGGAAGACTCATTCCCTTGGCTGTTTGACTGGGCAAGTAGCCTTTGTTGTTGGCTACCCTCCGTGGCTGGCACACACTTGCCATTAGAGCTGAATAGCTCTCCAGCCTGGCTGTTGCTTGCTCCCGTAGAAGGGCAACGGTCACTCAGAGCAGGATTTGCTGCGCCGGATCTTTCAGTCATCGATCCAGTGCCCCGATCACCTGAGGTCGGAGGGGTGGAGATTGTTGCTACGTTTCCGTAGCGGTGTCCGTCGAGGCGTTGGTAAGCCTGGTACGTGTCTCTAAACACGCGGACGCGTTCATCCACGACGCGGGAAGCTCGGTCGAGTAGAATCGAGTACTTGTCGAAGGTGTGTTCGTCGTGCTGACTCAGCTCGTAGTAAGCTTCTTGTAGTTCCAGTGCGGCTAGAGGGAAGGAGTCTGGACCTCTGACCCAGTTGCACATCTCCATGATGGTTTCAAGAGATAGCGGAGCTCTCCAGCGAGCTTGCGACTTATCGAATCGGAATCCACGCTTGAGAAACGTGACCTCCTCCAGCTTTCGATAGCGAGGAGCATCCGAGGACTTAGTCTCATCGGTGTACGTCATACCACACCGGGGGTACATCTCAGTCTGGGTGTGTTGGTTAAACCAATCCACAATCTTCATGCTGATGTTCGTGACGTCATCGTCGCCATAGTTAACATGGGACACATAGAAGTTGAAAGCTTCCATGGAACAGTACTCCGGAGCGTACTTTGCAGCGCACTCCAGAAACGTCATTCGCACGATGATTGAGTGGACGACCGAGTTGATGATGACAGTCATGGCACAGCCCGAGGGTTGGCCAAGAGCCCACTGGTAGACCTTATTTCCGTTGATGTGCACGGAATTAACGATCTCCAACCAAAGCTGCCGTCTGGCGGCGGTATTTTCAGGACCGTCGTCGTAGAAGTCGTTGATGATATCGCAGACTTCCCATAGGAGCTCAGGCTGGATAGCGTCATAGTTGGTGAAGTCTCCAGCAGTGACCGCGGGGCCAAACTTCGAGAGCTTGTCGACTAGCCTGGACCAGTCTCGAGAGAGCGGATTCATACCCACACAAGATTCGAAATCTACATTGTGGGCCATGACGTGCGCGCAAAAGCCCATGAAGTACTTTCGCAGGATGGCGGTGAACACCTGTTCTCCGGCGGCAAAGAGTCGAGTTTTGCCAGCGGCTACTTTGGCGTTTGAGCGTAGCTCGTCCTTGAGGGTGTCAGTCCAATAGACTAGGGGGCGCTTGTTGTTGGCGATTTGCGCATGGATGGTGTTCCAGCGCTCGACAAAGTCCGGGTGGTCGAACTTGTACTCATCTTCGCCAAGCCAATGCGTTTTCCCTTTGCCAATTTTGGCCCAACCATACCCAGCGCCCGCACTCCGGTTCATCGGAGTGTAGTACGGGTTGCCAGGAATGCCAGCAATACTTTCCTCAAAAGAGAGAAGTTGCTGGTCCCGAGTGTCGATGTTGCGAATCAGAAGTCTGCGGACATCCTTCCCAGCGTCGGCTAGGAATTCAAGGTTCACGCCTTGGCAGGGCTTGGTAGCTTTCTGCATGGCGAGGTTGAGTGGACTCACGCGTTCTCCTTCCTCGTTGACGAAAGGGACGAGACGAGCTGGTGCCTTGGTGGGCGCCTGCGTTATCCCGTGGCATGGTGAGGGGCGCAGCTTTGTGCGGGTAGCTGCGTGCACCCGTGTCGAAACCGTTCCGGCGTGGGCAAACCCTGTGAAAGTGTTTTCGGTGCAAACGAGTCGGCTGTTTACGACTTCCACTTTGAGTGGGTGCTCGACGGGAACATCTGCATCGTGAATGGATTCGGGGTACTGGAGCGGGAGTTCAGCTAGAAGTGAATCTAGAAACTCCTGGTGAACGGCAGACGCCACACCCGTATAAGGGGCAGGGGCTCCGGCCATGTGTACTCCGATGATCTTGCGGTTGACAGCAGGATCGAAGGCGACTGCGAGTGATCCACAATCTCCTGGCTCCGTTTCCACTCCGTACTTGTAGTGCTCGCGCACGTACCAGGTTCCGTTCGGGTCTCGTAGTTGGAAACTTTCGCGGTCTTCTCCCATGACGAGATCAGACCCTCGAGTGAGTTGGTATCCATTCCGGTCATAACCGACAATCTCCACGCGCTTCAGGGTGTTGTGCCTGGTGAAGTCGGTCTTGGTCATGAAGTGCTTCTTGATGGAAGAGTGAAGAGGGATGAACCTCGGACACTCAACGAGCACCACATCTTTGTACTGGTGCCCCCCCTGATTTTCACAAGGGATCGCAACGGCACAGGCAGACTTGGCTACTGTGTAGGTGGCCTGAGAGTTGGAAAGGGTGAAATCCTTCTCAAGCGCGGACCATATGTGACGGTTGGTGATGAACACCCTCCCAGTGAGGAAGGTGGCAGTTCCGTGCACCTTGTAGCCTGCATCGACCTTGGAGCAGATGAGGTATCCGTTCTTGAAGAGCTGACGACGAATCTCAGCGGCGTTCTGATCGCTGAGGCTCTCCGAATTGCACTCCTGGTTGTTAGGGTAGTGGACAGTCGGGGTCTTTTCCGCACTCTCGTGATTGTGACGAGGAAGCGCGGACGCGGTTTTATCATATCCTTCATGGTTGTGACGGGGGAGGGCTGACGCTGTTTTGTCGTATCCCTCCTTGTTGTGAACCTGATTGCACGGTTGCTTACCATAGGTATGCTCGTGCATCTTGGCATAGTTGGCGTTCTTCATTGCCAACTTCTGGTCCATCTTAGGAACATCTCCGGTTGCCCAGTCAATTCCCTTGAAGGTGAGAGTTGCAGCTCCCACTGCGGCCAGGATGGTCACAGCGACGCGAACGAATGCCCCAATAGTGGCAGCCCACTCCTCAAAGAGGGCGTGGGCACCATTCATGAGACGCCGCATGAGCGTGGGTCTTTCGAGTCCGGTCCATTCTTCCGTTTCCCAGTCGTCAAAGTGGTACACATCTTGATGACCACAATAGCAACGGTCCACAGGAATCATCTTGTAAGCCTGCTCGAGATAAGCCTTGGGGTCAGACTTAGTCTCACTCAATCGGTGAAGATTGATCACGAGTCTCACTACACCAAAGGCGTGACGAGGATCTCGGAGCACCAGGCAATGGTCGCCTGGCCGAGCAGAGCCGTTCATGACATACTGGGGGGTGGGCATCTCCGTGCGCGACTTTGCGAAATTACGCAGAGTCTTATACAGGTTGAGATGGTACCCACCGGCAGCTCGGAACTCAATATCGTCGACCGCGTCGTTGAAATTGCGCGTCTTGGCTCTGTCGCCACCAACATTGTGTCCATCAGACCTGGGAAGGGGATTCCTAGGGTTGGGCCAGAGCAGATTGGAAACTCTAGTGAACACGTTGGGACGAGAAAAGTACTCACACCTCTCGTTATAGCCGTTTCCTTGCGGGGCCGTGAGCAGGGTGTCGATATTGGTTGTGACTTTCTCGATTTGCCTCTTTGTCCACGAGACTGAGTGGTCGGCGGCCGGGGGAACCACAAGAGTTTCCGACCAACCAGGCTGGTCCTTGAAGGGATCAACCTCTACCTCTTCCAACGGATTTTTGATCTCCGCCTTAGGCAAGAGGGGCGTGTCCTCATTCGGTACGATCTGGGGAGCAGATGAGGGTCCAGCTCCACCAGCGTTGTCGTAGTCGTCCAACGTCACTGGGCTCTGGGCATTCCAAGACCAGCCTCCATAGCTGAGAGAATCTTCGTCATCTTCAGCTGGCGGGGCAGTTGCTCTTGGGGCTTCAATTCCAGTTGGGTTTCGGAGGGTTTGGAGGGTCTCATTGAAGAGGGAAGAAAAGGTGGGCTTCTTCGGATCCTCAACTTTGAGATTCTTGTCGAAGAACTTCGCCTGGCGGTCCAGGAAAGTCTTTCCGTGAGCTTGCTTCTTCTTGAGCTCGATCACGCACATCTTAGCCATCTCATCGAATGTGTAACCATCCGGGTGGGCTGCATCGTTCTTAATCGTCATAACCTTATCGGTTGGATCGATCAGATCGAAGAGCATGCACTTGCGATCGGCATCTTCATCATGAAGTAAGGCTTCCTCCAGCTTGTCGTGGTCCAGTACTACAGTATTAGTGCCTTGCAGAGTTTTCTGCTTAGCAAACTCAGGCTTGGGCTTCATCCTGAACTTCAACGTGACACGATTATACACAGCCTCCGGGTTAGTAAGGGAGGGGAACGTAAAGTAGTGTCTGTTGGTGGTCCAGATAACCCATTTAGCACGGAAAATAACCATGCCCTTGTCATTGACATTGGCCATGTTGAGAGAGTAGTGGGCGGTATTTGCCATGTGAATCTGCTCCTGTACTTGGGGATTCGGATTGTTTTCCGAGTCCTTCTGTGAGAAGGCGTCATCACAAACCACTCCTTCCGTCTGAGTGCTGTAGTCACTCCAATACTCGTCGGTGGACTGACGGTAATGGATCTTGGTATGGAGGTCGTTCGAGTCTGTGCTGCCCACAGCCTGGAGGAGAATGGTGTTGAGATAGCCGAGCATGCTCGACTTTCCAATACCAGACGCACCCACAAAGTGGACAACGATCGGTGGAATTCGGGGGGCGACAAGACCAGCCGTGGAATTTGCAGCGACGCTGCGTGCCTGGTTCAGGAACATCATACACGAAGTAATCCGTTGCCTGGCTACGAGTGGGACCCGCGTGGCATCAAGTTCTTTGTTGATTTGATTTCCACGTTGGAGCAGAGTGTCAATGGTAGAACGAAGTTTAGCGTCCTCGCGAACGCGCCTCTCGAAATGGGAATTCCGATGAAGCTCAACCTCGTCGCACCACTCATCAATCTGTTTCCAGCCATCCATATCACGCTTGGAGTAGCCGAAGAGGGAGGTCCGGAGATATTCAGCCCACTGTTCGAAAAGGGGGGTGAGCTTTTTCTCCAGGGAATCATAGGTAGAGATGATTCTCCCAATCTGGCCAGTTCTTTGCATGAGCTGGTCGACTGACTTGTCTGATGGTAGAGCTTTACAGCCAATGATGACAATGAGAAGGGCTCCCAAAGAGCCGACCACCGGAAGATAGTCGACTGGGGATTGAGTATTCCACATGTAGCTCGTTACAGCCTTCATGCAGAAGTTCAAGCAGCCCTTTGGCACGTCCGTGTTGGAAAGGAAGTGCGCAAGAGATGTGGCGATCGACGCCGCGCTACCTGAGGCTTGGTAGATGTGGAGAAGGCAGAAAGCCAACTCTTTGAGAACTGTGGGCCAGTTCACGTTTGGTGTTGTATCTTTAAGGGCCTCAGTCAGCGCAGTGAAGAAGGGCATCTCCAGTACGTGTTTGACTGTGAAGGTGTCAGGCAACTTCGATGTTATGTTGAAGAGTGCCTGACTGTTGTACCCAAGATCTCCCCGAGGGAAGACCTGGCGAAGGGCACGGAAGGTGCGGACGAGCCTCTTGCGAGACCCTTCACACACGCAGCACCAAGCGCATGTTTGGCAAACCTTGCAGCTTGCTGTCCGGTTGCAGAGCCTGCGGAGACAGGGTCGCATGGGTGAGAGGTGATTTCCACACACATCACCGCCAACGTTGTGAAGGTCAGCGGCAAATTCTGTATTGTGAATGGTGAGGCGGTGGAGCATCTCTTCCTCCTTGACATCCATGTTAAGGATATCATCATAAGTCTGATTGCGAGGATCTTTGAAGGTGTGATCGCAGATCTGCAAGTTGGTCCAGACTCTTACAGCGTTATGGATGCTGTACAGGAGGGGGTCGGTGGCCATTTCCGGGTCGAAGTAGTAGTCGGAGAAGAGACGGTTAATCTCCTCAGACTCATGCTCAAGTGGGATGACGGTGGTGTCGAAGTTGTTGTGCACTTCGTCATCATACCAGAGCATGTTGTCTGGTCCGACCATCCATCCTGGAGCGTTGTCAGTCCAGAACAGGTGTTCACCATCGCGTGAACGGTGGTGAGTCAGAAGCTCGTGCTCGAGCGGGAACCTACTCCTCTTACGGAAGAGGTAGGTGGCACGAGCCGAGGGTTTCTTGTACCATCGCTGGTACTCGACCTCAGGAACCTCATATTCAGGAGGATCAACCTCCATCTCAAGCTCGTCAAAACGGTTTGAGACGGGGATCGTCACCTCCCTCACACAGGTTGGTGGAGGGGTTGAAGCGGGTGGGTCCCTGCTCAAAGTGAACCAAGCGTCAGCTTGGTCCCAGGCAGCATCCCAGGCTGTCTTCTGCTTTTTGATGGCACGAAGACGCTTCTTTTCCGCGTTTTTACGACGGCGGAAACGGTCGTGGCGCTCGGTTTGTGAGAGACGTGAGCTGGTCTCAGGGAGTTCATCTTCCCATGTGTATGGGAGATCCATTCTCCAAACCTCCTTCTGGCGGAAGAGGTTTTCCCACGGAAGTGGGAGGTGCCGCGAAGACGATGGTGTCGAAACACCATTGCCCTCGAAGCTCCAAGGAGCGGTTGAGGGTGGAAGGTCGTTAGACCAATCCATGAACTCGAAGTCAAGGGGGTTTTGTTTTTGTAGCGATTCCATAAGAGGTGTCGTACCGTGAGCAAAAGGTAAGATAGCCGGATAGCTCTCCCTTTACGGCTAAATTGCTGCTGTATTGCTGCAGCCACAGTGGCCTATCTCGTTTCGTGAGAATACGTCTAGCTTGAATAGCATAGAACGACAGATTAGAGCTTGCGTAAGCTTGTACGTTAGCGTCCGTACGCAAGATAACTGTGTAAATAAGAAGGGGCATCAGCAAAAGAGTGATGTCCGATTCAGTCCAGTGTGCTAAAACGACCAATACCGGTAGTATTGTAATCGAGTTGGTTTGAGTTTAACAAAAGCATCAATCAAGAAAATATCATGGTATTATGCGAACATAAGGATAAGTTCAAGTTGAATTTGTCTGGGTCATGGTCTAGCAGAGCCCGTGTTCCATATAGGTTTCGGGTAGTAACTAGTCATAGTCGGGGTGTGTATTGAGCTTGATACACGAATAGATATACACGATCTAAACGTAGTATAGTAATTCAGTTAACTACAAAGCAGCTGCATTACCAAAAGACTGCTAGGGCTCGTAAGTGAGCATTCTCTCCCTGTAAATTGATTGGAGCGGGAAATTTTGTTTTGAAGGTTTTAAGGATCCTTCAACCGTGTGCTTTCAATATCGTGGAGTGCACCTAACCACGGGGTAGGACTTGTTTTCGTCACAAATCATCCATGAAAACGTCTACTAGGGGGGCCGGTCTTCC